CCACCTTTCTGGCTGCATCCATGCGCCGGTCGAACTCCATATCTTGCTGGATCGTGTAGCCACGCTTGGAGCGAGCAATCTCGCGCTCTGCCTTGATTGAAGCGATGGTATCCAGAACTGCGGGAGTGGCTGGTGCGAATCCGAGGTAGAAGTCAATCTTTGCGTCTCCCATTGGTGTTTCCTCCATGTCTCTACAATACATAACGCCTCACCCGTTGTCAAGCATAATGTATTGCTATCTTGCGTTATTCTCTCCTCATGCTATAGACTCTCCCCATGTCGGCTGGCTCACAACTCGGCAGACCTGTCGAACAAGTCCCCCAAGAAATCGCCCAAATTGTCTGTGATCGGCTCATGGCCGGAGAATCACTGCGCTCAATCGCTGAAGATGAGTCAATGCCTGCGCCATCAACGGTTTGCGCTTGGGTTCTGAAAGACCCTGTTTTCCGTGAACAATACGCACACGCGCGCGCGGTTCAGGCGGAACTCCTTGCGGATGAGATATTTAGCATTGCTGATGATGGCTCAAACGACTGGCAGGAAACAAAGCATGGCCCGATGTTCAACAAAGAGGCCGTGCAACGCTCTGCATTGCGCGTGGACACGCGCAAGTGGTATCTGAGCAAGGTGTTACCGAAGGTCTACGGCGACAAGCTGATCCACCAGGGCGATGCTGACAAGCCAATCGAGCTGGTGGTGCGGCACATCGGGGCGCGTGTGATTGAGGGCGAGAAGTAGGCTGCTATACGCGCATCGAGTCATTGCTATACAATGGATTCATGGCAGACAGCACCCAGGTCAACGTTCGGTATAGCAACATCCTTCTAGCGCGGATCGACTCAGCGGCTGGCGAGGGCAAGCGTTCCGAGTGGATACTTGAGGCTTGCCGGATGCGGTTAGAGGGCAGTCGGGGGATTGGTGAAGCCACCTCGTCCTCAAACGAACATGAGTTGCCCGACAGCTCCAAGCTCGACATGCAAGACCTGCGCGACATCTGCGCTGGGAAGCCCGCACCCTTTGTAGGGATTCCGGTTTACTTGTCCGAAATCACAATCTGCGGCAAGACCTGGTGGGAAGATGGGGAGCATTACGAGTGCCTGATGGACAAGGGACACAGAGAGCAGAAACACGGGCTGCGCGGCATGGTGCGGAGGTTGGACGCATGAAGTGTGAAACGTGCAAACATTGGTCGCTGCTCTGGGTTATGGCGGATGGAAAGTGGGGAACCTGCGCCTCGCCCGAAGTCTCTGAAAAGGTACGCGGTTCTGATAACGCATATGGTGCGGATGAAGTGAAAAGCGACTTTGGCTGCATCTTTTGGACGGACAAGCTGGACGACTGAGGCACACGAGAGGACGGAAGCCATGAGCATAAACATCTGGATATTCATGTGCGCGATATGGGTACAGGGCTTCATCTGCTTTCAAATTGGTTGGTGGCGGCGTGGCGTGGCTGATAAGAGGGAGGCATGATGGCAGACAAGGTGTTTGACCCGGAGCAGGTAGAGCGGCTGGTCATTGCCGACGAGTACCACATGTGCCCAGCGCGTGAACATGACACCGAACCGCGATACGTTGCCGAGGAGAATTACGACGCTCTGCTGGCGCTGTACCGTAAGGCGAAGGGGTTTGACCCGTTCGACCCTCACTCGCGTATCGTAGGCTAATGGCCGTTCTGACCCTGCAGCCCAAGCAATCAGCCCTGTACTACGCCATCAAGCAGGGCCGCGCTACCGTCATTGGTGGTGGTGGTGGGCGCGGGTCTGCAAAGTCATCAGGTGGCGACCGCGTAACGCTCATCCTGCTATCTGAGCAACAGGGGATGCTGGCGTGTATGGTCATGCGGAACTTCGACCAGGTGTTCAAGTATCACATCGAGCCGATCCGCAGAGACTTTGGGGACATGCGAATCAAGGGCATGGATGGGTCAATTGAGGAGAACCTGAAAACCTCGATGCCTGCAAGCCTGAAGATGGGGCGAAGTCAGCTTGACTTCAGCTACGCCGAGAACATGGACGACATTGTTCGCAGGTTCCGAAGTGGTAACTATGACCTCATCATCATTGACCAGGCGGAGCAGTTCTCATGGCGGGAGATCGTGGAAATCAGGAAGGCTACGCGGTCGAAGGGCGGGAAGACGGCCAAGCTGGTTCTGCTGTTCAACATGCGCGGAGCGGGAATACAAGACTTGCGGAAGCGGTTTTATCTCAGGGAGTTCAACAAGGACGAAGACCCGCAGGACTATGCGTTTATCAAGTTCAACCCGTGGGACAACGTGGAGTGGGTCAGGGCTGCGCTTGAAGAAGACGGCATCATTGAAGAGGACTACTACGGCTGGTCGGATGAGCAAAGGAAAGAGTATGCAGCGAGGCGCGGGCCGTATACGAGGCAGCTTGCTACCGATGATGAAGTAATCAGGAAGTCGGACTGGGAGGGTGATTGGGACTCGCTGGAGGGTGCGTACTTTGCCAATAGCTTTGATTTGGAGGCGGTGCGGATAGACAGACCTGTGGTGGAGCAGTTGAAGAAGTCATGGGCTACGCTGTGGATGGCGCAGGATTGGGGGAGGACGCATTGGTGTGCTACGGGTTGGGCGCTGAGGATTGGGCTGAAGCCGTCTGAGGCGAAGGAGTTGCTGGGCTGGGAGTTGGTCAAACCCATCAATATCACCTGTATTTACAGAGAGATGGTGGTGAATGAGAAGGAAGCGCCGGAGGTAGCTCAGGACATGCTGGACTGCATGTTGCCGGACGAACGGGGACGGATACGGCAGTATTTCCTGAGTCCCGAAGAGGTGACAGACGCAGCTAACTCTATTGGGAATCAGCAGAGCAGGGTACTTAGGCAGGGCGGGTGTGTTGGTGCTGGAAAGGCAGATAACGACAGGAAAGGTGGTTATGGGCTGCTGTCGAGTTTGTTCAAGGCAACAAAGGGTAGTGGTTGGGGGGTAGACGCAGCGGGGAAGCGGTTTCAATATGACGACGCGATCCTGATTTCCTCAGAGTGCGTAGAGACGCTGAAGGCTATTCCGATGCTTCAGCGCGACCCAAAGAACCTGGACGACGTATACAAAACAGATAAGAGCGCGGCAAAGTTGGAGCAGGATTTGGGGGATATGCTCAGGTATCTGGTGAAGAGCATGTTGAGTCCGAGGGCCAAACCAAAGGAAGAGGAAGACAGAGAACGGTTGGCGCAGGCGAGTACGGTGCAAGAGCGGAGTCTGCTACAGTTTAGGCTTACAATGGAGCGGGACGCGCAGGACGAGAGAGCGGAGCAACGGAGGCCAGAACATTGGACATAAACAACGAGTGTCTGAAGGCCGGGGAGATTATGAGCCGCTACCGCGTGTCGCGGGAAGACCAGATTGAGGTTGTGAAAATCCTCATGGCTTGCGGCGTGGAGCATTGCCTGAATGAGCAAGAGAAGATAAAGGCCCAGAGAGAGGCGCTAGTGGAAGCGGCGTATCAGGGGATGGTGCATTGATATTCGCTACGGATTCATACAAAGCCGCGAGAGACGAGCAGTTAGCGCAGTTGCGGGACGACTTTGAGGCGAGGCTGGCGGAGAAGGATTTGGACATCAAGCGCCTGCGGGCAGAGTTGCAGATGCGGGGTGTTAGGATGGAAGCGCCGATAGTTGAACCGAAGCCTGCCCCGGTTTGGTCGTCTACGGTTGATCCAAATGCCCCCTTAGACTGGCAAGGGGAACTCAGCAAAATGTTGCAGGAGGAAGACGATGGCATACGAAGCGGGGGACGGATTCAAGAGCACGAACCGAGCGCCGATGATGGCGCACAAACGGTCTATGGAGCGTAAGTCAATGGCTGGCGGCGCTGGCATGGCCGAGAAGTCCGACCCGCTACAGCAGCCGACAGAAGAGGGCGGCGAGCATACCCCCGAAGAGGCGCAGCAGGTTGTGGCTGAACATGGCCCAGCGGTCGAGACGCACACGACCCACGACCACGAGGCGGGGATGCACACAGCCCATAGCATCCATGCGGACGGCCACGAGCATCATAGTGAGCATGGGTCTGCGGACGAAGCCCACGAGCACGCCAAGCATTTGAGCGAGGACGGCCAACAGGAAGAGATGGGCGAACAAGGCGAGGAGCCTGAGTATGAGTGATCTGCATGTAGTATCTGGTAACGAAGGCTTTGGCCTGATTGACCACATCAAGGCGCTAGATGAGCGTGTCGGGCTGCTGGAGATGAAGGTATTTCCTCCGGTTCTGACTGCATCGGCGGCCTTCTATGGGAACGCGGAAGATCCCAACACAATCTCCTATGAGGAGCAGCAAGCGAACCTCAGAGAGCATGTTGCGGAATATCAGGCATCGCAGGAGTAGCTTTGGTGGGGACGGACATCAGCTACATCGTTTCGCTGTACAACCGTCACGACCTCTTGGCGACTTGCCTATGGTCGCTGAAGTCTCAGTCCCACGAAGACTTTGAGGTTATCGTCACCGACAACACGACGGACAACAGGACAGCGGCCAAACTGAAGCGGTTGGTGGTGGGGCTGAAAGACAAGCGGTTTCGGTATCTCCGCACGGCAGGAAGGACGAAGGTCAATGACTGCTACTGGAGCGCCGAATACGGCATGAAGTCAGCCACGGGCAAGTGGCTGTGCTTTCCATGTGACGACTGCTATTACCCGCCTGAGTGGGGACAGCGGATGCTTCAGGCGGCGGGGAATCTTGACCTTGTGCTGTGCGAAAACAACATCACCGGGCCGGAGCCTTGCGGCGCTGACAGGTATATGGCTGTAAGGCTTGGGACTCTGAGTTTTCCTGGCTACAAGCCTTCGTTCCTGGTGAAGCGGAGCAAGTTCAAGGGCTGGTTGAATAAGCCTCTGGTTCCGGCGTGTTCGGGGACGGACAGGACGACACTTCAGGCTCTAGTTCGCGACCCGAACATCCGATGGGGGGCTGTGCGTGACCTCTTCTACTTCCACAATTAGCGCATTGCTTTGCACGCACAACAGCCGTGAGCTATTGCCGCTGGCGATTCAATCCTATCTTTCACAAGATTATGAAAACAAAGAACTAATCGTAATAGACGACGGTGACGATTTGATTCAGGACATGGTGAAGGACATCCCCGGCGTGAGGTACTACTTCTATCCGGCTGACAACCTCTCGCAGAAGAGAAACGCAGGGCTGAGGTTCGCAGAGGGTGATGTTGTTATCCACTTTGATTCCGACGACTGGAGCGGCCCCGGTAGAATGAGGCATCAGGTCGAGCATCTTCAGGGGCGGAAGGTGACAGGCTACAGCAAGGCGTTCTGGTACGACACGCTGACAGATAGGGCGACGTATGCCTCTTGTGGATTGTGGGGCGCGACGCTTTGCTATGACAGGAAATGGGCGCTGTCGCATCCGTGGGATGAGACGCGAATCAACTGCGAGGATGCGTTCTTTCTGGCCCCGGCTGTTGATGAGAATGTGATTGGCGAGCAGGAGGGTGGAGAGAACTTTGTTGCCTTGGCGCATCGCAGGAATTTCGCCCGTCCGTTCGGGCAAAGCGGATGGGGTATTATTGCAAATGAGTTGCTTCCTGAAGGGTTTAGGAGAGCCTATGTACGGAACTAAGACAGTAGACCTCGGTTCTAAGGGCAAGATGCACATCAAGGAAGGCGCGATGACCGCCGCCGCCGAACGCGAAGGTGTCTCGAA